GGAACATCTGGAGTAGGATATACCCATGTTGGCTTTTATTATGATGTTTCTACTAATTATTGGACATTATTTGACGAATATTCACCAGAGCCAAGCGGTGTTATTGACCCATCACACGCCTCATTCGAATACGGAACACTAAAAGCTGGTGATTTTATAGGAAACCTCACAGGAAATGTTACTGGAAATCTGACAGGAAACGTTACAGGAAACGCTACTGGTTCATCTTCTAAGGTTGATGCGGCTGATAGCGTTATAAGTACATGGGGAAATTCAGATGACCTAAAGATTTACCATGATGGGAATAATAGTGCTATTCAAAATTTAACTGGTGAATTATTTATATATGGTGGCAGTGACCAGATTAGAATTAGAGCCGAAAATGGCGAAGAAAGTATCGTTGTAAACCCTAACGCTTCTGTTGACCTTTATTACAACAACAGCAAGAAACTAGACACAACAGCAAGCGGAATTTCAGTTACAGGTAATGTAGCCGCAACAGGCTCAGTATCCCTTGGGGATTGGACAATAACAGAAGATGCAAATGGTAAATTATCTTTTGCTCATAGCGGTACGGTCAAGATGACCCTCGATGACACAGGAACTATTGCAGTGGCAAATGACGTTCTAACGGACGAAACATTCTAAGCTAATAGTGGGGACACGAAGATGGCAGTAAAAATTAATGGCACAGTCGTAATTGATGACAGCCGAAACGTTGTAAATGTTGTAAATGTAGATGGGCGCGATGTTGCCGCAGACGGAACAAAGCTTGATACAGTTGAAACAAATGCTGATGTTACGGATAATGCCAATGTTACTGCTATTCTTTCGAACCTTGTTCAAGAAAATACAATTGCATCAACAGATTTAATCCCAGTTTATGATGGAAGTGCTAGTTTATGGCGAAAAGCAACCATTACAGCCGCCGCCCTTCAAGGGAATAAAGGGCAAAAAGGCCAAAAAGGAACTACTGGCTCACAGGGTATACAAGGTATCCAAGGCGCTACAGGTAGCAATGGAGCAAAAGGCCAAAAAGGAGAAGTTGGTGTCACTGGTAATACTGGTAGCACAGGCTCAAAAGGTCAAAAAGGTGAAATCGGTGTAACTGGTAACGCTGGAGCTGATGGGTCTAAAGGCCAAAAAGGTGAAGTTGGTCAAAAAGGTCAAAAAGGCGAAGTAGGTGTTACGGGAAATACAGGCTCAACTGGTTCTAAGGGGCAAAAGGGCGAGATCGGAGCAACTGGTTCTAAAGGCCAAAAAGGTGAAGTTGGTCAAAAAGGCGAGGTTGGTCAAAAAGGCAACACTGGTTCTACAGGTTCTAAAGGCCAAAAAGGTCAAACGGGAACTACAGGAACTACAGGGTCTAAAGGACAGAAGGGTCAAACAGGAAGTCAAGGTATACAAGGCAATCAGGGCATACAGGGGCTTACTGGCGATACTGGAGCTACTGGTATCACTGGTAACACTGGTAGCACTGGAGCTAAAGGACAAAAAGGGCAAACAGGAACTACCGGAACAACTGGAGCGAAGGGTCAAAAAGGCCAGAAGGGTGAAATTGGAGCTACGGGTAGTAATGGTTCTAATGGTTCTAATGGCGCGAATGGTCAAAAAGGTGAAAAAGGTCAAAAGGGTCAAACTGGAACAACTGGGGCGAAGGGTCAAAAAGGCCAAACTGGAGCAACAGGAGCTATAGGACCAAATGGCGGCGCAAGCCATTATGTAACTAGTGGGGATAGTTATAGTAAATATCGTCTATGGGGTAATAGTAGTACATATGGAATAGGTATGCACTCAAGTCAAACGCATGGTGATTTAAATGACTATGCAATGACATTCCAAATGAATAGTGAGGATGATCGTGGTTTTGCTTGGCGTGGTTCATCTATGACAAACGCGCAAGCGGCTATGTCTCTAAGCACTAGAGGTAGGCTAAACGTAGCAAATCATGTTAAAATTGGTTATGGGATTAGTGATACATCAACTTCAACTTATAATTTGCAAGTAAATGGTTCTGGTTATTTCAGTGGAAATATAGCAGTAGATGGAACAGTTGATGGTGTAGACATAGCCGCAAGAGACGGCGTACTTACAAGCACAACTACTACAGCTAATGCGGCCTTACCAAAAGCTGGCGGTACTATGACAGGTGCTTTAAGCATTTCTGGTGTAGCACCTATTCTGAAGTTAGGAGAAACAGGAGTAACAAATAATCCTGTATGGTGGCAAGTTGGTGATGGTGGAAATTATAGTATACGATTAAATAACGCAGGCACATATCCTCTCAGTATTATAACGAACAGCACAAATAACGCTGTTTCTTATATTGATATGAATTACAATACTAACTTTGCCTCTGGAATAGATGTTACAGGAAACATAACAGTATCAGGCACAGTAGACGGTGTAGATATAGCCGCCAGAAATGGGACACTAACAAACACAACCAACACAGCTAATGCGGCCTTGCCTAAAGCTGGAGGCACAATAACTGGTGATACATCTATAACTAATGCTAGGCTTACAATAACTGATAATACTGATGCTTTACGTTTATACAGCGCTACTAATGGTGCTGGTGTAAATATCAAAATGAGTGATGCAACAGCACAATCACAAAACGGCACAATTAGATACGTTCATCAAGATGGCTCTTCATATGGCTCTGGTAATGCGTTTATTTTTGAAAGCAGTGAACCAAATATGACTTTATTAGCTGATGGTAAGCTAATGTATAAAGAGGGTATTTACTCTAAACCAGCAACAGGTACAGGTGCGGGTACTAGAAAAGATGCCAACTGGGATACAGCTTATACAACAGCCAACGCCGCACTACCTAAAGCTGGTGGTACAGTTACGGGTAACCTTACTGTTAGTCCTGGTAATCTTACTGTTAGTGGTAGAGTAAATACAGGTGAGCTCAATACTGGAAATGGACAACATCTTGTATTAAATGCAGGGGAAACTCGTAGTTATGCTACAGGGCAAACTGGCGAACAAGTTTATTTAAATGCTGAAGCTGGAATACAAATCAATTCATCACCTGATAACTGGAGTTCTGGTTGGGCAGGTCGTAATACAACTACAATTTCAAATGCGGCTGGTGATAGTCAATTTGGCGGTAATGTGGGTGTGTCAGGTAATATTACTGGTGTAGCAGACTTATATGTTGCAGATCAAATAATTCACACAGGCGACACCGATACATACATGCAATTCCATGCGGCTGATCAATGGCGTGTAGCAACAGGTGGTGTTGAAAGACTTGAAGTAAACAACACTACCATGACTGTTGCTAATACTCTAAGTATGAACGGCCATGAAATTGATATGAACAATAATAATATTGTTGGTGTAAACAGGCTTACTCATGAAGGTGATACTAATACTTACATTGAGTTCCATGCGGCTGACCAGTTCAGAGTAGTTAATGGTGGTTCAGAAACACAAGAATGGGGTACGAATTACACCCTATTAGGTGATAACAAACAATTTCGGCTTGGCGACTCAAGCGACTTCCGTATGTACTTTAATGGTACAAATACTATCTTTAGAAACTATGCTCATGCTGGTGGTGACGTATTCTTCCAAGGCGAAGGTTCAGATGGGGTAAACGAAACATCTATGGTTCACGACTATAGTGGTACAAGAAGTTTTGTTAAACTCTATGAAAACAATGCTGAACGTTTAAGAACTGTTAGCACAGGTGTAACTATTACAGGTAACATAGGAGTTACAGGTACAGTAGATGGACGTAATGTTTCGAATGATGGGTCTAAGCTAGATGGTGTAGCTACTGGCGCTACCAATACAGCCGCGCCAGCAATCACAACGAATGGAACAACTCCAGCATTAGCATCTGGAATAACCGCAGATGAAATAAAAACTCTACTTTCAATTTCATCTGGTTCAATTTCAGACGTTCTATATTCTGGATATTATGACTCAAATAGCACAAACGCCAATTTAGGAGATCATTTAGGTAATATTCTTGCTTTAAATACTTGGATGCTTGTTGATATAGAAGTTACAAGTTATGTAGTGACAGTACCTATAGACCAAGGTGGTAATCAAACGAGGTATAAATTTAGAAAAAAATATAGGAGTTTTAGCTAGTGGTTAGAGCATTTATAAATAAATCAGATAATACTGTAGCCTTTTTAGAAATTGGTGAAAGTAAAATACATTCTAGCATGCTTACAAATGAAGATATTTTTTTAGTAGAAATAGACGAAAAATGCTTTGAGGGGGTTAATTCTGACGAATGGCATTCTATGTTTTATGATAAAAAAAATAACATTTTGTATTTAGATGACCATCACATATCTCTTAGCAGTGAACGTGGAAAGCAATGGTTGATAGAGCAGTTTCGTCAATACGCACTTGTGCCACCTAATGCTAGAGGTATTGAATATGATCAATTATTATCAATTGCTACTAATTATATATCACAGGAAAAAATAACGGAAATAATGTCAGATGGTGTGTTGTCTGATGATGAAGTGCAAGACATTTTAGGTTATTTGAATGCTGATTAATAAAGTCAGCCCAAAAAAAGAAATTACAGACTGTTTGGGCAAATATATAGAAGATACAATAAAGACTTGGTTTAGGTACACAGTAAAAACTCCATTGAGTTATGAAGAATTTTCAGCTTGGAAAGTGCCTGACCATGAAATACAAAGCGCAATAAAATGTGGATTGCCATTATCAGAAGAAATAGAAACGCCATCTATTATTCGAGTTAAAAATATACTCAAAGCTAAATCAGTTACAAATTCATTCGCATATAGCCCTATGAGTGCGATGTACTGGCACACAAATTCAAATATGTTAGGCACAAGAATATATTATACTTTTGCACTTGATAAAGCTGTTTTTAAATACAAAAACCCAAATACTGGACAGATACATGAAGATTGGGATAATGTTGGATGGACGGCTAGAGAATTTGAAATAACAAAAGAAAAACCTCTTTGGCATTGCGTGTGGACTTCGGGAAGGCGATTTAGCTTTGGATTTATACGATAGGGTTAATGTTGAGCCAAAAGATTATTACAAAATTTGGTATCTATCGCGTAAAGGTGTTGATGAAAAATTAATAAATCTCAAATATATCAAAATGTTTGGTGACACAATAGATGGTCATTTAGAGCCTCATAGGATAGATTGGGAAGAAAAGTGCCGTGAATATAGGTATACAGGTGGATATGCTAATTTTCATCTTATGCGTTTTAGTAAGGGTTTATATATAGATCAATTTCCCTATTGGGGATTTTATAAAGATGCACCCAATAACGAAAATGCATATGAATATTTTCTAAAGCAAAAAAATGACAGGTATGGTCAACAAGAGGGTGTTTTTGTAAAAGAAAGACCTTATACTTTATTCTGCTTACAGATGACAGGTAGTAAAGATTTTAAAGAAACCTTAAAATATATAAGCTGGGCAACAAAATCTAAAACATATACACTTTTTAAAACCCATCCATGTGCTGGTGGAAATACACATTTTGATTACTTTTGGGATTATGCTAAAAAATTAGGTATCTTGAGTGAGTATACAATTCTTGTTGATGGATACAGGACTGAGGAAATGGTATTGCAAGCAGATCGTGTTGTAAGTGTTGATAGTGGAGTAACCTTTAAAGCAATAATGCATGATAAGCCATGTTGTACTTTGCGTGACCCAAATATGACAAATGAAATAGTTCCAGTTTTAAAAACTGATGATAGTATACTAGATGTGAAAGCAGTATCTAAAAAAAATAAAATGAAGTGGTTAAATTGGTTTTATGGTAGGGTTTGTATAGATTTTCATAAAGATGATTACAGCGAAAAACTACTTGAAAAGCTTTGGAAATATGAAAAAAAAGATATGAATGATTATGAGGTGCATAAATGGTAGTATATGAAAAGCCTTGGCCACATATTGTTATTGAAAATTATTACAGTGATGAAGTTTTTGCAGAAATAAAAAAAGCATCAAAAAGATTTTTAAAAGATAATGTTAATGCAAATGTTAGAAAACAAGAGTTTCCATTTGCAGATGACCCTTTATTACAAAAATGCATTGATAGTAGGCCTATTGATACTTCATATTTAGATATATTAAAAAATCACAGGCCGCATGATGACCTAAAGCTTTTTTGGGAAGTTAATTTTTTATTAGGACCACATAAATATCCAATACATGATGAAACGCCAAGAAAAGTATTATCTTGTGTGGTATATGTAGAGCCAGAAAGCAATAATGGGACATACTTATATAATGAAGATAAAAGCTACTCAAAGCAGATAGAATGGAAGCCTAACACAGCCTTTATATTTGCCGCCATAGATGGGGTTACATGGCATGACTATGATTGTCCTAAAGGTAAACTAAGAATAACCATCAATCAATTCTTAGAAAGACCTAGAGATTATGAACAAATTTCTTAAATATATAGAATTAAATTTAACTGAATTGTGTAATTATACATGCACGTTTTGCCCAAGAGGTCATGGATATCCAAACCTTAATTATCATATGACACCAGAAACTGTAGATGAAATAGTTAAGCAAATTAAAGAATTAAACCAACCTATATATATACAGCTTGCAGGGCGCGGTGAGCCAACTTTAAATAAATATTTTGATGTAATACTGCAAAAATTATTAGATTTAAGAAAAGTTGCTGATGTTAAGCTTGAAATAAATACAAATGGAAAATGGTTAGACAAATATTTACCATTAATTGAACAAATGGATTATGTTGTTCATAATATTTATGAAGAAAATCCAGCAAATCCTGTTGATGTTCAAAAAAAATATCCGCATTTTCGTGTCAAAGATAAAAAAGATGCAAGTAGTAGAAATTGGAAGACACGATCTGGCTATATACCAGACCAAGATTATCCAGAGCCAGATTATTACCACCCCAGATATGGGGGCATGTGTCACAAGCCATTTGAAGTTGTGTATATTGATTGGCAGGGAAACTATAATTTATGTTGCGATGTATGGAAGGACATTGAGGTGCTGGGTAATATATTTAAAACCTCAATAAAAGAACACACTACACACAACAAAAGATTAAAAGAATACAGGAATAGATTAGTAAAAGGCAAAAGAGACATGAAGCCATGTGTTGATTGTAATATTCAATGCAGTGTAGAGTTTTTAGATACATTAGAAAAAATGTTGGAGAAATAAATGTTTATTGATAGGGCAGTCATAGAGGTAAATGGTGGTTGCAACTATTCATGCTCAATGTGTCCACAAACAAATCAAGGGCGTGATAAGTCTTTTCTAAAAAAAATGTCACTCGAAACTTTTGAAGATATGTTAAAGCAAATGCGTCCTTGTGTAGTCAATTTAGAAGGTTCTGGTGAGGCTACTCTTAATAATAATTTACCAAAATATATTGATTTAGTAAAAAAATATAATGCAAAAGCTTACATATTTAGCAATGGATATAAGATGCATGGTCAATTTATGAAAGATTGCGTTAATGCTGGTCTTGATTTTTATAGGTTTTCTATAATTGGCTATAACGCAAAATTATACTTTAAATGGATGGATAGCTTGGCATTTAATCATGTGCTAGAAAATATGTATACAATGCGAGATTATGCAAAAAATACGATTGTATCTTCATACCATTTAATATTGGACAATGATCAAATTGAATATGAAACTAAAAAATATCTTGACCTAACAAAAGGCGGGGCGGTTGAGATTTGGAAAATGCACAATTGGGCTGGTTCTTATGAAAGTAGCCGCAAAGGAGAAATAAAGACTTGTGGTAGGCCATTCAGTCCAGATGCTGTAGTAAGAGCAAATGGGGCAGTTCATCCATGCTGTCAGGTCTTAGGGAAAGATGTAGAGGCAACTCTAGGCAATGTTCACGACAATACCTTTGAAGAAATATGGAATGGCTCTTTGTATGAAGATTTAAGAGAACGTCACAGAACTGGTAATTATCCAGATTATTGCAAAAGTTGTGATTTTTTAATTTCTGACCCAGAGGTTCTTGTTTATAGTAATTATGCTAAAGATGGTAATATGAATGGCGCTGATTTTAATTTAAAAGATTTTGTAAGTTAATATAATGGCAATAATACATCAAATATCATTAAATAATGACGCTTTTGATGGAAGAAAATACACATGGCGAGAAGCTATTGTAAATTCTCAATGCACACCAGATAGCACATGGATTGACCCGTTACATAAAAGACAGGTTTTAAAAGGAGAATTTGCATGTGGGGTAAGCCATTTAAGGGTCTGGGAAAAAATTGTTGATAGCGGTAAAAATGGCATTATTCTTGAGGAAGATGTTGTTATACATGGAATTGATACAGAAGAAATTGACAGCTTACTAAAAGATCACGATAGCGTTTGGCTTGGCTATAGATTAAATTCTATGGGTTATTGGTATAATACACACGCATACGCCATAACACCAGAAATTGCCAAATACTTAATAGATGGTTATAGTAAAGCTATCATACCTGTTGATGAATGGCTTCCAAAAAAGCTTAAAAATAAAAATAATTACTTCTACGAAACACCTATTGTAGATCAAATACCAAGGTCAGTTAGACCATCAACCATAGAGGATACAGA